GCAGCACGTTCTCATCCATGGCGTGGTTCATCTTATCAATGGCATTCTGGCAGTCCTTCATCACGTCGATGTAGCCGAACCCGGCAGGGGAATCCTCCTCCACGAACAACGGGTCGAACACAAAGGGGTACTTGCCGTGGTCGTATAATCCGCGCGCCGCCAGCGCCGGGTCGTTCTGGCTGGCATACAGCACCACGCCGTTGCACAGCTTGCAGTAATGCAGCCGCAATTTGCCGTTCTCGTCTGGGCGCTTATAGTACCAGTCCACCACCACGCTCTTGTTGGCGGTGGTCTGGCCGTCCTCGTGGATGTACCGGGGCACGTCCACCACACCGGCGGCGTGCCCTGCCAGCTGCGGATACTGCGCAGTCAGCCGGGCGGTGTCCTCCAAACTGAGGTGGAACAAGTCCGGCGAGTCCTGAATATCCTGCACGCCCGGCTCCCAGTAGAGCATGAGCAGGTTGACGCTACGCACCGCAATGTCACCCAGCCCGCCGCGCGCCGCCGGGTCCCAGAAGATGCCGGTAACGCCAGTGCCCTGCTTGAGTTTGCGCCACCAGACATCGCTGTACACCTGCTCGTAATCTGCCTGCTCCAGCACCACCGGCAGCACGCTGGAAAGCGCCTGCGCCGTGGCCTGATCGTCTGCCGCCCGGGGCAGCACCATGGGCTCGGGGTAGTTGTCCATGGCATCGGCGTGCTTGTTGGCGATGCTGTTGAACAGCCATCCGCTGGAGGGCTGCGCCTTGCCGGGCATCAGCGGGTCGCGGTAGTTTTTCCAGTGTCCCATGCGGAACCACAGCTCGTTATCGATCAGGCGCTTGTCCAGCGCCGCCTTGCCCGCCTTGTAGCGCTGCAGCGTCTGCAGCGCAGCCGCCGCCTCTGCCGCGCCGATGGGCAGGCTCTCTGCTCTTGTATCTTCCATAGTTCTTTCCTTTCTGTCCTGTTTTTTCAGATGCGGTAGAACCGCGCCTGCCGGTGCAGTTCCAGCGGGTCGTCCGGCCTTGGCGGCGCGGCAGAAGTCTCAGGCGGGCTGATGGGATGCTCCATCAGCACATAGCGGCACTCATCGTAGATGTGATCCTCCTGCCGGGTGTCGATATCCTCCACATTGCTCTCGTCGTACACAAGGTTTGGCAGGGTACGGATGAAGTGCTTGCAGCTGCTGAACACCTGCAGCATCGGCCGTCCGTCCGGTGCAAACCGCAGCCGGTAGTGAAACTGCATCTTACCTGCCAGCCGGGTGTGGTCCCCGGGCTGCCAGTGCAAAAAATGCGGGCTGCGCTCCATCATGGCCGCAATGCTCTCGCCCCGGCTCTCGTCAAAGATGGCGGGGTCTGCCACTCCGTGGATCACCCTGCCCCGCAGCAGCGGGTCGTTCTGCTCGGCTTCCCGGATGCGCTTGGCCTGCTCCACCGGGTCGATGCGCAGACCCTCGTTGGGACGTCCGGTGCAGCCGTACAGCTCCTTGATGCGGTACAGCCGCCCCTCCTCGTCCACCGCATACCACCCCACCGAAAAGGGCTTGGAAAAACCGAAGTCGTACCCGCGCCAGATGGGCCAGTGTTTGGGGATGGCAAAGGGCGCGATGACGTGGGTCCAGCGCTGGTCCTGATAGTGCGCCGGGTCGTTGCGCCATTCGGTGAACACCTGCCCGGAAAAGCTGTCCCAGCTGCCGTAGAGCAGCGCCTGCTTTTCCGCCTCCGGCAGGCTGGCAAGGCTTGCCAGATACCCGGGGTCGTTGGCCAGCAGGGCAGGGTTATCAAACACGCTGGACGGGATGAATACCCGCGCCCGCTCCATCTGCTGGTCGGTGCCGTCCGGCAGGCGCACCGTGACGGTTTCCACAATGGGGGTACCGGGCGGGGCGGGGGTGATGAACCGTGCCTTCACCCAGCCGTGGCCGATGCCGCCGGGGTTGGTGGTGGCACGCATAGCCCGCATGTACACCCGGGTGCCCGGCCCGGTGGGGCGGTTGCGGCTCATCATGTAGCTGTACTCGTCCCACTCAAAGTGGGTCAGCTCGTCAAAGCCGATAAAATCGTAGGCTTTGCCCTGATAGTTGGTGCGGTCCTTGGTGTACTGCATGGAGCCGAACCAGATCTTCGCTCCGCTGGGAAAGACCCATACATGGGAGGTAGCGTTGTACTGCGCCTCCGGGAAAGCCCGGCGGTAGTACATCTGGCTCTTATCCACAAGGTCGGAAAGCTGTGGGTAGGTCTTGCGCAGGATCAGTGCCCGGTAATGCGGGATATGCACCTGCCGTAGTGCCTCGATCAGCAGTGCGTCGCTCTTGCCGCCGCCCGCCGCGCCGCCGTACAGCGCCTCCGGCTCCGGTCTGCGCATAAATTCCAGCTGCCGGGGCTGCGGCTTCCACACAATGACTGCCCGCTCGGTTCTGTTCATTCCTTCTCCTCCTGTTCCACCGGCGGCAGCAGCACCACGCCGCACTCTGTCCCTTCTAGTTCCGTGCCCTGATCGTTCAGGGTCTTTACCACACCCGCCAGATCCTTGAGCACGGCGGTAGCCTCCTTCAGCCCCTTCATCATCCCGGGGTCGGGGGTGTTCTCCCGCCGGGCGGCCTTCTGCCGCTCGTTCAGCTCCTTCACCTCCTGCGCCAGCAGGGTGCTCAGGGTATCGGCGGCGCGGTTCAGGCTCTTCAGCCCGGCGGCGGGCTTTGTCTGCCCCATGATGTTTTTCCTCCTTTCGTCCGGTGTCCCGGGCTCTGTACACAGGATATCACCTGCCTGCCGCACCCGACAGTGTGCACTTTTGCAGGGCCATCGGGTATTTTTGTGCAGTTGTTTTCCTTGTTGTATATTTTACACTTTCAAGACACAACGCAGTTTCGTCAGTTTTGTTATCCCGTCTGGCGCGGCACGCAAAAAACGGCCGCTCGTATTTCGGACACTGCCACCAAAAACGTTCGCTGCGCCCTGACCGCCCTGTTACTATAAAGGTACAGTGCCGCCCCACCCGGGGAGTAAACATTTTTCTCGACCCGTGTTGTTTTTCCCTTCCGGTAAGAGTGTATAAAAGGCGTTTTCTTTCCGCTGTGTAGTATCCCTGAAAATATCTTTCAAGAAATGTATCGCCCCTTTTCGCGGTTTTTTAGCAGTCATGCAACATTCAGTCATGTTCAAGCATGTTTTTTTACATACCTTCATCATATTTGTATGTTGGTTGCATCGGCATGAAAAGTTGTGATAATTCGCGAAAAGATTTTGTAACCTTTGGTCCGCTTTTGTAGAAACGTAACAAAACATTTGCACCAATATTGTGAACTTATTCTCTTGCGGAACACCCCCATACAAGGGTATAATACTGTCAGGGATTACGGACGCATGCGACAAATGCGTCTGTGAATATGCTGTGATACACAAATGAAGGAGATTACTATTATGAAAATGATTTCTCGTCGCGACTTCCTGAAGGCTTCTGCCGTTGTGGGCGCTACCGCTGCTATGACCGCTTGCGGCGGCTCTTCCTCCACCAGCACCGCTGCTTCCAGCGTTGCTTCTTCCACCGCTGCTTCTGCCGCTGCTACCAACGGCTCTGCCAACATCGGCGTTTGCATCTATCAGTTTGCTGATAACTTCATGACCCTGTACCGCGCTGATCTGGAAGGCTACCTGAAGGACATGGGCTACTCCGTCACCATCATGGACGGCAAGAACGACCAGAACACCCAGACCGAGCAGATCAACACCTTCCTGCAGCAGGGCGTGGACGTCCTGATCATCAACCCCGTCCAGACCACTTCCGCTCAGACCATCGTTGATACCATCAAGCCCTCTGAGACTCCCATCGTCTTCATCAACCGTGAGCCCGACAAGAGCGTTCTGGACTCCTACGCAGACAAGTGCTGCTACGTTGGTGCTGACGCACGTCAGTCCGGTACTTATCAGGGCGAGCTGATCCTCGAGACCGAGACTCAGGGCGACATCAACGGCGACGGCAAGATCACCTACATCATGTGCAAGGGCGACCCCGAGAACATTGATGCTCAGTACCGCACCGAGTACTCCATCAAGGCTCTGACCGACGCCGGCAAGGAAGTCGAGTGCCTGTACGAGTACCTGGACAACTGGGACCAGACCACCGCACAGCAGGACGTCGCAAACGCTCTGGCACAGTACGGCGAGAAGATCGAAGTCGTCTTCTGCAACAACGACGCAATGGCACTGGGCGCTCTGCAGTCCATCCAGCAGGCTGGCCGCACCGTTGGCAAGGACGTCTACCTGGTCGGCGTCGATGCTCTGGTAGAGGCTGTGCAGAACGTTGTCGATGGCAACATGACCGGTACCGTTCTGAACGACGACGTTGGTCAGGCTACCAAGGCTGCCGAGGCTACCAAGCTGTTCGTCGAGGGCAAGGATGTTGAGAAGTACTACTGGGTCGACTACGTCAAGG